TGTCTGCTACTGCTGCTGGTAATTCTGCTAAAGCTGCCAATCGTCAAGCTCAGGTTGCCGAAAAAATGAGTGATGAACAAATAAAAAATTTAGCCGCTCAAACAATTTTGGCTGGTAGCTCTGCTAAAAAATATGATGCTGAAACTTACGGCATTTCTGTTGCTAATAAATTAGCCGCTGAATCCTATAATGATAATTTGGCTTTGGTAAAACAAAATTTAGCTAATGCTGTTAAGCAAGGTGAATATATCGATGCTCAAAAGCTCAGTCAACAATATATGATGAATGTTGTTATGCCAGCTCAAGCTGCTATGATGTATGCACAGGGTAATGCTGCTAATAGTTCTGCCTCTTATAATGCTCAGTTATCTAATGTCGCTAAAGCTGATTATGATTATAAAACTTCTCGTAATGCCGACTATAAAAATCTTGGTCTTTCTGATGACGGCTTGCCATGGAACACTTTTGGCCGTGCTGCTAATCGTTTGTTTTCCGGCATTGCTAATTATTTTTCTAAATAATGAGGTGATTAATTATGTCAAACAAGACTACTGCTATCCTGACTTTCCTCGTATCAACTGTTATTCCGTTTATCCAAGATGTTGTTGATTTTATTGATATGTTTCGTCATGGTACCTATGATCGCGAAGGCTCTGCAAGCCTTAAAGCTATTTCTGCTGCTATGCAGGACGATTTGGTTAATATGCAGAAAAGAGGTACTGACGATGTAAACGGCTTTCGCCACGCGGCAGCAGCAGCGCAGGAAGAAAAAAGCTACTCCCGCTTTTTGGGAAAAAATAATTAACCTTTTAACCCTTGGTATTTATTTAAGGAGTAAACGCCATGAAAAGAAATAGAATATCCCGTGGAGCTTCGCGTCGTAATTTTCGCAATCATGCTTTTCCGCGGCTTAAAAATCTTAAATCTCGCAACATGCGCGGCGGTATTCGCATGTAGAAAGCTGTGTGTATTATGACTTGCCTTAATCCGTTGTTTGCTAAACGCTCTGCTGTTCCCAATGTTAACGGCAAATTTGAGCTATCTGATTTCGTGTCTTATCGCGACCTGTCCGGAAAATCTCTGGAAATAGCTAAAAGTGAGTTAGCTAATAATTATGCAGTTGTCGTTCCCTGTGGTCAATGCCTTGGTTGCCGTCTTGACAAGGCTAATGATTGGGCTATTCGTTGTGTCCATGAAGCTAAATTACATCTTCATAACTGCTTTATTACATTGACCTATAATGATGATTGCCTTCCAGTTGATGGCTCTTTGCATCGCAACCATTTACAATTATTTTTTAAGAGGTTGCGTCGCTATTTAGATTATCATGATAATTCTAAGATACGTTTTTTATGCTGCGGTGAGTATGGCGATCTTAACCGCAGGCCGCATTATCATATTCTTTGCTTTGGTTGGTTTCCTTCGGATGTTCGCAAAGTATCGGCGTTGACCGCTGGTTATAACCTCTTTCGCTCTCCGACTATTGAGAAGCTATGGCCGTATGGTTTTAATGTTGTAGGTGCAGTCACATTTGAATCGGCTAGGTATGTAGCTAAATATAGTCTTAAGAAGCAGACCGGAAAAAATGCCTGTATGTATGATGCTTTAGGCATTACTCCGGAATTTGTTGGCAGCTCTTTAAAGCCCGGTATAGGAGCAGATTATTTTTATAAATATTCAGAGGATATTTTTAAGCTTGGTTTTGTTACGATGAACGGAGCTAAATATAAAATACCTAGGTATTATCAAACACTTTTTGAACGCTCTAATCCGGTATGGTATAGTTTATACAAGCATAATAAACAGGAAAATACAAAGGCTGCTATTATAGATTGTAAAAGGTTAGAAGCTAGGGAGAAGATTATGAAGCACCGGCAGGAACAATTTGAACGTGATTTTGATAATTTAGGTTTGTAAATGTTGCAAAAAGTTGCAAAAAGTTGTTGACAGTTGCTATTTCACATGGTATAATAATATCAGAAAGTGAGGTTAGCGATATGTTAAAAGATTACTATTTTTCTACTTTTGTTGGTACCAAGTCCACTCTTAAGCCTTCTACTATTAAAGCTGTTGAGGAAATTCTTTCCAGCCAAGCATGTTTTCCTACCTATGGCCGTTGCCGTGGTTATATGAAGCGTGCGCAGTCTGCTGGTAAAATTTTCCGTTGGTGTTGTTTTTATTTTGAAGTTAGCGAAGAGTGCAGAAATAAGCTTTTATGTATTTTAAAAGCTGATTCTTTAAATAATGAGGTGAAATAATGAAACTTTATTGTATTTATGATCGCAAGGGTGAGCTGATGAACCCGCCTTTTACTCAACAAAATAATGCTATGGCTATCCGTCAATTCCAAATCATGGTTAATCAGCCTTCCACTCCGGAGCGTTCTAACATTATCCATGACTATCACGAGGATTTTGTTCTGATGTATTTGGGTGAGTTTAATGACAAGACATGTGAATTTTCCCCACAAAATCCCACTTTATTGTTATCTACTGCCACAGAACTGTTGACCCCCCTCCGGAGAGTGCTAAAATGTAATTGTAAGGTACGCTTGCCCGCTTTCTCATTTTGTGGTATAATTAACACAAGGCAAGTTATAATACCACAACACAATTAAGGCGTCTAGCGTTATGTTAGGCGTCTTTTTTGTATTTATATACCGGCTATGCCGGTATGATTGCGCTTTGCTGTTCGCCAGCTGGAATAATCGCTTATTGCTTCGTAACAATCGCGGACGAGAATTGAGCCTTACGCAAAACTAACCTGCGCGCCTTGTTAGGTTAAGAAAGGAGATTTTTATGCATGGCTAAGTTTTTTACGCTTTATGACGAGCAACCGCCAAAACCGCACGTCGAGATTACGCAGCCTTCACTCGCTGATCAAACTTATGCTGATGAATGCGACATTCATCATATTATTGCTAATTTCAACACTACCGGTATTGTAGATTCTGTTGGTGCACATGATCCGTCTACTCTTCAATATGGTGATACTACCTTATTGCCGGATTATGAAACCGCTTGCAACCTTGTTGCAAATGTTAACGCTGAGTTTGCGGATTTGCCTTCCAGCGTCCGTGCTGAATTTGGTAATGATCCTCGTCAGTTGCTTGATGCTCTAACGTCTACTGATCCTAATGTTACAAACAGGCTTGAGGAGTTAGGTTTAAAACCTAAAGCTAATGTAGATAGTCCCGTAGTACCTGAACCTCCTGTAGCAGTAGAGAGTAATTCAGAGAAAAAATAACTTATATGCTAATATTCACTTATGTAGAATAATAACCCTGTCACCTTGACCAGTTACCTACTTGATAGTAACTGGTCAAGGTGACACAAAATACGAAAAACCTTCAAAAATAAGCCTTTTATTTATTTTTAATTACCTTCGTATTTGATAACGAAAATGCCGTTCTCGTGCTTTTCGGCTGTTTAATAAAATTAAGGAGTTTATACTATGGCTCGTAACATTCGTGTAAATCAATCGCACTTTGCGATGATACCACAAGCTAATATTCGTCGCTCCGTCTTCGATAGAAGTCATGTTTATAAGACAACCTTCAATGAAGGCCAGCTGATTCCTTATTTCGTCGATGAAGTTATTCCAGGCGATACTTTTACTTTAAATCCTGTAGAGTTCTGCCGTTTGGCTACTCCGGTTGTGCCGTTTATGGACAATATCTATATTGAGTCTTTTTTCTTCTTCGTTCCTTCAAGGCTCGTATATGACAAATGGGTTAATTTATGCGGAGAACAGGAAAACCCTGAAGATTCTACTGATTATTTAGTCCCTACTGTATCCCTTACCGGCGATATGACTAATAAGCTGCCCGATTATATGGGTATAGCTTGTGCTTCTGGTACTTTTAATAATGTTTCTGTCAACTGCTTGCCGTTCCGTTCTTATTGGCTCATTTGGAATGAATGGTTTAGAGATGAAAACTTACAGAAGTCTGTAAAGATTTCTAAAGGTGAAACAAATACTGTTCTTGAACCAATGGGACAATCTACCGCTAATCCTAATTATGGCCTTCCGTCCGGTGTAATAAATTGGTATGATCCGGCTCCCCGTGGCAAGAGATACGATTATTTTACCGGTGCGCTGCCTTGGCCGCAAAAAGGCCCGGCTGTTGATTTGGCTTTAGGTGGATCTGCTAATGTTGTTTCTTCTAATGTAGATATTTCTAATCTTCCCCTCGGTACTATTTATGATACTTCTCGTAATAGCGTTTACCCTATTATCGCTTCTTCTCCTGCTAGTGGTTTAGCTAATGATTCCTATGTTCGCTCCACTCCATACGATGATTCTAAAGGTACTATTAAGGCTGCTTCTTTGAGTGGTCTTTCTGTTGATTTAACTTCCGCTAGTGCTGTTACTATTAACTCCCTTCGTCAAGCATTTATGCTTCAGAGGTATTACGAAATTGATGCCCGTGGCGGTACTCGTTACACGGAAAAACTTCAAGCTCATTTTGGAGTTACCAACCCCGATGCCCGTCTTCAACGTCCGGAGTTCCTCGGTTCGCATAGTTCTATGATGAATATCAACCCTGTTACACAGACAAGTTCTACCGATTCAACAACTCCTCAAGGTAACTTGGCTGCATATGGCTTAAATGCCCAGCGTTACCATGCTTTTACTAAGTCCTTTAGCGAATTTGGTTATGTTATCGGTCTGATTAATGTGCGTGCTGACTTGACTTACCAGCAAGGCGTAAATAGAATGTGGCTGCGCTCGGATGTGCTTGATTTCTATTGGCCGTCCTTTGCTCATTTAGGAGAACAGACTATTGAAAATATTGAAATTTATTGCCAAGGAAATGATGCTGATAAAAAAGTATTTGGCTATCAAGAGCGTTATGCGGAATATCGCTATAAGCCTTCTTTGATTACCGGTCAGTTCCGCAGCACTTACAAGGAGCCTTTGGACATTTGGCATCTTTCTCAAAAATTTGCTTCGCTGCCTACTTTGTCGGATGAATTTATACAGGATCATCCGCCTATTAGCCGTGTCGTTGCTGTTCCGTCTTATCCTCATTTCCTCTTAGATGTTAAATTTAACTTAAAGTGTATCAGACCTATGCCGATGTATGGTATTCCTGGCATGATGGGACATTTTTAAAAAGGAGTGATTTTCTATGTCAGATCTGCTCTTGGAGCTGTTGCTGGTGGTGTTTCATCTATCATTGGCGGTGCTTTGTCTAACTCTGCTTCTCACCATGCTGCAACGGTAGCTAACCAGCGAAATATCTATAATTATCAGCACCGTTATCAATGGGCTATGGAAGATATGCAAAAAGCAGGTCTTAACCCTATGTTAGCTGCTACGCAAGGTATTGGTGGTTCTGTTAATGGAGCTTCTGCCCTCTCTGCAAATTATAATCTCGGAGAAGGCGTTACTTCCGGCATGTCTGCTACTGCTGCTGGTAATTCTGCTAAAGCTGCCAATCGTCAAGCTCAGGT